TGTTATCACCTCCTTAGGTTGATAACAACATTATACACGAAAGGAGCATAAACATTATGCAAGCATTACAAACATTTAATTTTGAAGAATTACCAGTAAGAACATTAGAGGTTGACGGAGAACCATATTTTATAGGAAAAGATGTTGCTGACATTTTAGGATATGCAAACGGACGAGATGCTTTGTCAAAACATGTTGATGAAGACGACAAGAAAGTTCTAACGTCGCGAAATACGACTTTAGAAAATTTACCAAATCGAGGACTTACTGCAGTCAACGAATCGGGTTTATACAGCCTAATCTTCTCATCAAAACTAGAATCAGCTAAACGATTCAAACGCTGGGTAACATCAGATGTCCTACCAGCCATTCGCAAATATGGTATCTACGCAACGGACAACGTAATTGAACAAACATTAAAAGATCCAGACTACATCATTACAGTGTTGACTGAGTATAAGAAAGAAAAAGAGCAAAACTTACTTTTGCAACAAGAAATCGGAGAGCTAAAACCCAAAGCAGATTATGTTGATGAAATCTTAAAATCAACTGGCACATTAGCTACAACTCAAATCGCGGCAGACTACGGTATATCAGCACAAAAGTTAAACAAACTACTACACGAAGCTAGACTACAACGAAAAGTAAATAAACAGTGGGTGCTTTACTCAGAACACATGGGCAAGAGTTACACAGATTCAGACACTATAACAATTGTGCGTTCTGATGGCAGAGAAGACACAGTTTTACAAACTAGATGGACACAAAAAGGCAGATTGAAAATACATGAAATCATGACTGAATTCGGTTATGAAGCTAATTTAGGGGGAGCGTAAATGACACCAGAACAAAAAGAAAAGCTAAACAATATAGTATTAACACTTTATGCAGTTAAAGAAAACAAAAGTCAAACATACACACACAAAGATACTCTTACTGTGACATATGCAGGCGAGATTGAGCACACTTACGAAGTCGACAGAGAGAAACACCTTGAATCAATGATTGAGTGGGCAATTGACCAAATCGAACAGCACTTTGATTTAGACGAAGAAGAATAACACACAATTGAACAAACAACTTAATAGGAGGAACTACAAATGTTACAAAAATTTAGAATCGCTAAAGAAAAAAGTAAATTAAAACTCAATTTACTAAAACATGCAAACAGTAATTTAGAAACAAGAAACAACCCTGAACTGTTGCGAGCAGTTGCAGAGTTGCTTAAAGAGATTAATCGATAAATTAGAGAACTAATCATCGTTTCAGTTCTCGTCATCTAAGTAATTAGCAATTACGTAAAGTGTTAAAAGAGTTGCTATTACATTAAAAAACATAAAGTAGTTCACATATTGGTCAAGTATCGTTCTAACCATAACCGGAGATGTTACTCCGATAGCAGAACCGACAGAAACCTTTTTTATAAATTTTGCAGAAGGAGAAATAAAAATATGATTGAGCGATTCATTGAATACACTATTGTATTTCTTAGTATTTACGTCATCTATTGGATGGGCAGAATCGACGGTTTTACCAAGAACAGGGACATCGACAGTATCGACAAAAGAATTTCTCAAATGAGTGCTAACTTTGCGGACTTCATCCTCCGGAAAGCTGTTAGAACTTATGAATTCATCAAGAATTTTTTCAGAAAATAAATTAGTTTTGAACATTGGATGATTCTTAGTTACTCGATGCATATAGGAAGCCCAATCAGATAATTTAGATTGGTTAATTCTAATGCTATTCATAACATTATTAACCGTCGATTGAATTTCCAGAGCGTTCATAACATACGAATTATTCATAGTATTTGTGGCTTTAGCGTAAGCTTCGACAGGCAATTTAGATAAGATAGCTTTATTTTTCTTTATTAAATCTAACTGTCGTTGAGTGAGATTTATATTATTCATAATTACCACCTCCTTTCACTAGGAGATAACTAAATTATACACAACACAAAAATAAAAAGGAGAAAAAGATATGATGAAAAATAGTTTGCAAGCTAAAGAACTTGCAGTAATTTTATCTGTTTCTAAATCCAAAGCAGGACAAATAATAAGAGAACTGAATAAAGAGCTTGAAGACGAAGGATACATTGCCATACGAGGCAGAATACCCGTCCAATTAGCTAGGAAAAAATTCCCTTATCACGACTTATCAGACGAGAGAATAATGGAGGAGTTGAAAAAAGAAAATGAGTAACATTTATAAAAGCTACTTAATAGCAGTATTATGCTTCACAGTCTTAGCAATTTGTTTAATGCCACTTTTGTACTTCACTACAGCATGGTCAATTGCGGGATTCGCAAGTATAGCAACATTCATATTCTATAAAGAATACTTTTATGAAGAATAAAAAAACTGCTACTTGCGACAACAAGTAACAGTATCAAGTACTTAAGAAAAATTTCAAGTTAAATATAAAACGAAACAAGGAGGAAGTCAACTATGACTAAAAATTATAAAGACATGACTCAGGACGAAATAAAAGACTTATTATCTGAAAAAAGCGGAGAATTGTATGAATTAGCGAAAGAAATTAAGGGAGAAAGTAAATTTGATATTTTGCTTTTCTCATCAATAGGAGTTATCGACGGAGATTATTTAGCAGGTTCAAATTCTGTGATTGGTCATACTTTCGATCTTGCTTCCTTATTGGATAGCACTAAGAGTTATAAAGACATTGTCAATGTTCTCCAAATGTGTAAATCACAAAAATTTCTCGGTATTGATGACGACAAGGAGGACTAAAACAATGTATTACGAAATAGGCGATATCATACGCAAAAATATTCATGTTAACGGATTCGATTTTAAGCTATTCATTTTAAAAGGTCATATGGGCATATCAATACAAGTTAAAGATATGAACAACGTACCAATTAAACATGCTTATGTCGTAGATGAGAATGACTTAGATATGGCATCAGACTTATTCAACCAAGCAATAGATGAATGGATTGAAGAGAACACAGACGAACAGGACAGACTAATTAACTTAGTCATGAGATGGTAGGAGGTTGCTATGAAGCAGACTGTAACTTATATCATTCGTCATAGGGATATGCCAATTTATATAACTAACAAACCAACTGATAACAATTCAGATATTAGTTACTCCACAAATAGAAATAGAGCTAGGGAGTTTAACGGTATGGAAGAAGCGAGTATCAATATGGATTATCACAAAGCAATCAAGAAAACAGTGACAGAAACTATTGAGTACGAGGAGGTAGAACATGACTGAACAAACATTATTTGAACAGTTGAACAGTAAAAACGTGAATGATCATACAGAACAAAAAAAACGGATTAACTTATCTAGCATGGTCATATGCACATCAAGAGTTAAAAAAGATTGACCCTAACTACACAGTAAAAGTGCACGAATTTCCGCATCCAGATATTAACACAGAAAATTATTTTGTACCTTATTTAGCTACACCAGAAGGCTATTTTGTACAGGTATCTGTGACTGTGAAAGATAGTACAGAGACTGAATGGCTTCCAGTATTGGACTTTAGAAACAAATCACTTGCTAAAGGTAGTGCAACAACTTTTGATATCAACAAAGCCCAAAAACGATGCTTCGTTAAAGCTTCGGCTTTACACGGTCTAGGCTTATATATTTACAACGGCGAGGAACTACCAAGTGCAAGTGATAACGATATTACAGAATTAGAAGAGCGTATTAATCAGTTTGTGAACTTATCTCAAGAAAAAGGGCGAGATGCAACTATCGATAAAACGATGAGATGGCTAAAAATCTCAAACATTAATAAATTGAGTCAAAAACAAATCGCAGAAGCGCACCAAAAATTAGATGCGGGATTAAAACAATTGGATAGTGAGGAGAAACAATAATGTTAAACAGAACAGTATTAGTAGGACGATTAACAAAAGACCCAGAATTAAGAAGCACGCCAAATGGTGTAAATGTAGGGACATTCACATTAGCAGTAAACAGAACATTCACGAATGCTCAAGGCGAGCGTGAAGCAGATTTTATAAACGTAGTAGTGTTCAAAAAACAAGCTGAAAACGTTAAAAACTACCTTTCTAAAGGATCGTTGGCAGGTGTAGACGGACGACTACAAACACGTAACTATGAAAACAAAGACGGGCAACGTGTATTTGTTACAGAAGTAGTAGCGGACAGTGTTCAATTCTTAGAACCGAAGAATAACAACCAACAACAAAACAACAATTATCAACAACAAAGACAAACTCAAACTGGTAATAATCCTTTTGATAACAACGCAGACTCTATAGAGGATCTTCCTTTTTAGGAGGCGTTAGATGAACGAATTATGGAAAGATGTTGTAGGTTACGAGGGCATATACGAAGTAAGCAGTAAAGGTAGAGTTAGAACTCACAAAAATAAAGTTACTTGGTCTAACCGTTATCAAAAATGGAGGCATTGGAAACAGCGTTATTTAAAAGATAAAACACCTAATGGTCGAGATGTAAGAGTAACCCTTTGGAAAAATGGTAAACGCAAAGATTTTTTAGTCCACAGATTAGTGGCATTCGCCTTTATACCAATGATAGAAGGTAAAATTTGTATTAACCATATTGACGGGAACCCCAAAAATAACAATGTAGAAAATCTTGAATGGTGTAATCACTTGGAAAATAATAGGCATGCATTTGAAACAGGATTAATGCATACCAATATGGCTGTAAAACTTATTAATCATTTAGGTATCGAATATGAATTTATAAGTATGAGTAGAGCAGGAAAATTCTTAGGCAGAAGTCATAGTTATATTAGCGACAAAATAAAAAGTAATCACAAAGATGTTACTGATATACATGGTAATAAATATAAATTTGAGAAGTTGATATAAATGCCAATAATCACCAGTTATATCACTCAAGATGACGGCACAACAACAGTTGTCATCTCGGGCGTCGAATTAGGCAATAAAGAAACATTACTACTTGATAACGGATTTGATGTGGAAGTCGATGTAAGCGTCATAGATCCATTTCAAATTACCGGCAAGCAACGACGAAAAATATTCGCCCTTGTCAAAGACATAGAAGAACATACAGGTCAACCAATGGACTATATGAGACATATGTTCATCGAGTTTGTAAGAACGTACTATGGCTATGATGAACGTATTTCGCTTAGTAATTGTACGAGAACACAAGCAAGTCAAATCATTGAAGCAACGCTTGACTGGACGTTCTACAATGACATACCACTTAGCTACAAAACGAGTAATCTACTGAAACAAGATAAATCATTCTTATACTGGTCAACTGTTAACCGCAACTGTGTAATATGCGGAAAGCCTCACGCTGACCTAGCACATTACGAAGCAGTAGGTAGAGGCATGAACAGAAACAAGATGAATCACTACGACAAACATGTATTAGCGTTATGTCGCGAACATCACAACGAGCAACATGCGATTGGCGTTAAGTCGTTTGATGATAAATACCACTTGCATGACTCGTGGATAAAAGTTGATGAGAGGCTCAATAAAATGCTGAAAGGAGAGAAAAAGGAATGAATAGACTAAGAATAATAAAAATAGCACTCCTAATCGTCATCTTGGCGGAAGAGATTAGAAGCGCAAAAAAAAATTAAAAAATTTACCCCTGAGGATTCTAAAGGTTTTCCTGATATAACAAAAGATTCAATAAAAGAACCTAAATAAAAATATTATGGTTGATAAAATCCCATTGTTCTTTTGTTAACCACCCTTGTTTGTTATTGACTATTTCTGTAACAAACAGCTTATCTCCAGAATCGAGATAAGGTTTCAACTTTTCTATCATTTCTGAAGTTGATAAAGAAGAACGGAATAAAAATGAAGATTTCCAATAATTGCAATGACCATTAGAAATTTCCTTTTTTATAACATTTCTCAATTCCTCATATTTTTGTCCGGGTGAGTTTAAATCATATGTTAACATATAAGGTTTTTCCATATTTTATTCACCCCCAATCTAACGCAGTAGCGATAACAAAATTATACCAGAAAGGAGAATCAATATGACTGATCAACCAAGTTACTATTCAATAATTACGGCAAATGTCAGATACGATAACCGACTTACTGACAGCGAAAAGTTACTTTTTGCAGAAATAACGTCTTTAAGTAACAAGTACGGATACTGCACAGCAAGTAATGGTTACTTTGCAACTTTATACAACGTTGTTAAAGAAACTATATCTCGTAGAATTTCAAACCTTACCAAGTTTGGTTATTTAAAAATTGAAATTATCAAAGAAGGTAATGAAGTTAAACAAAGGAAGATGTACCCCTTGACGCAATCGTCAATACCTATTGACGCAAAAATCAATACCCCTATTGATAATTCTGTCAATACCCCTATTGACGCAAATGTCAAAGAGAATAATACAAGTATTAATATTACAAGATTAAATAATACAAGTATTAATAATAATAGCGCAACTGACGTTACGCATGAGCAATTTGAGGAATGGTGGAAACTTTACAACAAGAAGAAAGATAAGAAGATGTCTTTTACTAAATTCAAATCATGCTTAAAGAAACATTCTTTTGAGCAAATCATGCAAGGTACTCGAGAGTATTTAAAAACTATTACAGACAAGCAATATCAAAAGCACCCTAAAACGTTTTTAACTAACGAAAGCTATATGAATGATTATAGCGAAGAGATTAAAGCAGAAGTGAATAACCAATATGTCGATGCGTTCCAGCGTGCATCGCAATCCAGTATAGAAAATTTACCGTTTTAAAGGAGTGAGAAAGTGGAGTCATTCCAGAACTTAGCAAAGAAACCAACTTTAAAGAAACAAATCATTGAACAAGCGTTTGATTTGAAATGTGAGAACTGTGGACGTAAGTACGACTATTACAAATTTGATGACGGTTCAGAATTCAAACATGGTTGTGACTGCGAAATGATAGAGTATGCCAAACAATCAACTGAAAACTATCACAAGAGAAATAGACGAAGAAAAGCAGAACGCATATTCAAACAATCGATAATGAACGAAGATCTAACGAAAGCAACGTTTGATAATTACAATCCGACTAATGAACAACTAGTCTATGCGAAAAACTTATGCGAACGTTACGCAAACAATTTCACGTTAGACAATAAACAATCGCTACTAATTCAAGGCTCATTTGGTACAGGTAAATCACACTTATCAATGAGTATTGTTAAATCAGTTAAAGCTAAAGGCTACACAGTGCTATATATGAATGTACCTCAATTGATATCAACAATTAAAAACACTTATAACAACCAAACTGCTATGACCGAACAGGAATTGGCTCAAATTATAAGCGATGTCGATTTGATGGTATTCGATGATTATGGTATCAACATGAACGAATTCGCTACTAGTAAGATGTTCGAGCTTATCGAAAGTAGAATAGGCAAACACAATATCTTTACTACTAACTTGGACGAAAAAGAAATGACAAAAAACAAAGACTTACAACGTATATTCAGCAGAATCATGAGTAATACAACACTAATCAAGATGGACGGTCAAGATTACAGGACTAGAGGTTTAAAACTATGATTACCAAAGAATTTTTAAAAACTAAACTTGAGTGTTCAGATATGTACGCTCAGAAACTCATAGACGAGACACAAGGCAATGAAAATAAGTTATATGACCTATTTATCCGAAAACTTGCAGAACGTCATACACGCCCCGCTATCGTCGAATATTAAGGAGTGTTAAAAATGCCGAAAGAAAAATATTACTTATACCGAGAAGATGGCACAGAAGATATTAAGGTCATCAAGTATAAAGAGAATGAGAATGAAGTTTATTCGCTCACAGGAGCCCATTTCAGCGACGAAAAGAAAATTATGACTGATAGTGATCTAAAACGATTTAAAGGCGCTCACGGACTTCTATATGAGCAAGAGCTAGGTTTACAAGCAACGATATTTGATATTTAGAGGTGGACGATGAGTAAATACAACGCTAAGAAAGTTGAGTACAAAGGAATTGTATTTGATAGCAAAGTAGAGTGTGAATATTACCAATATTTAGAAAGTAATATGAATGGCACTAATTATGATCATATCGAAATACAACCGAAATTCGAATTATTACCAAAACTAGATAAACAACGAAAGATTGAATATATTGCAGACTTCGCGTTATATCTCGATGACAAACTGATTGAAGTTATCGACATTAAAGGTATGCCAACCGAAGTAGCAAAACTTAAAGCTAAGATTTTCAGACATAAATACAGAAACATAAAACTCAATTGGATATGTAAAGCACCTAAGTACACAGGCAAAACATGGATTACTTACGAGGAATTAATTAAAGCAAGACGAGAACGCAAAAGAGAAATGAAGTGATCTAATGCAACAACAAGCATATATAAACGCAACGATTGATATAAGAATACCTACAGAAGTTGAATATAAGCATTTTGGTGATGTGGATAAAGAAAAAGAAACGCTGGCAGATTACTTATATAACAATCCTAACGAAATACTAGAGTATGACAATTTAAAAATTAGAAATGTAAATGTAGAGGTGGAATAAATGGCTAAAACAGCAAGAATTGTAAGGATACACGATAAACCTTATAGGTTCAGTAAATTTGAAATGGAATTAATTGAAAGTCACGGTATAACACCCGGAATGGTTTCTAAAAGAGTAAAAGACGGTTGGGAACTACATGAAGCAATGGACGCACCAGAAGGCATGCGTTTAAGCGAGTACAGAGAAAAGAAAACAATAGAAAGACTGGAACAAGCTAGACTCGAACGTAAATTGGAAAGACAGCGAAAGAAAGAGGCAGAGCTAAGAAGAAAGAAGCCACATTTATTTAATGTGCCTCAAAAACATTCACGTGATCCGTACTGGTTTGATACTACTTATAACCAAATGTTTAAGAAATGGCAGGAAGTATAAATGCCTAAAACCGATAGCGCACGCAAAGAATACTTAAACCAATTTTTCGGATCTAAGAGATATCTGTATCAGGATAACGAACGAGTGGCACATATCCATGTAGTGAATGGCACTTATTACTTTCACGGGCATATCGTGCCAGGTTGGCAAAGCGTTAAAAAGACATTTGATACTGCTGAAGAGCTCGAAATATATATAAAGCAACATGGTTTGGAATACGAGGAACAGAAGCAACTAACTTTATTTTAGAGGAGATGGAAATGATGAATAATCGTGAACAAATTGAACAATCCGTTATAAGTGCTAGTGCGTATAACGGCAATGACACAGAGGGATTGCTAAAAGAGATTGAGGACGTGTATAAGAAAGCGCGAGCATTTGATGAAATACTTGATGGAATGACAAATGCTATTCAACATTCAGTTAAAGAAGGTATTGGTCTTGATGAAGCAGTAGGGATTATGACGGGTCAAGTTGTCTATAAATATGAGGAGGAACAGGAAAATGACTAACACATTAACAATTGATCAGTTACAAGAGTTATTACAAATACAAAAGGAGTTCGACGATAGAATACCAACTAGAAATTTAAATGACACAGTAGCTAGTATGATTATTGAATTTGTAGAGTGGATTAACACACTTGAGTTTTTTAAAAATTGGAAGAAACAACCAGGTAAGCCACTAGATACACAATTAGATGAGATTGCTGATTACTTAGCTTTCAGTTTGCAATTAACTTTGACTATTGTTGATGAAGAAGATTTGGAAGAAACTACTGAGGTTATGGTTGATTTGATTGAAAATGAAGTTACTTTACCTAAACTACATTCAGTTTATTTTGTTCATGTAATGCATACACTAACAGAACAATTTGTAAAAGGTATTGATAATAGCATTGTACAAGTTTTAATAATGCCGTTTTTGTACGCCAATACTTACTATTCTATCGACCAACTCATTGACGCATACAAAAAGAAAATGAAAAGGAATCATGAAAGACAAGATGGAACAGCAGACGCAGGGAAAGGATACGTGTAAAGACATCTTAGATCGAGTCAAGGAGGTTTTGGGGAAGTGACGCAATACTTAGTCACAACATTCAAAGATTCAACAGGACAACCACATGAACATTTTACTGCTGTT